CCAGCCACGCCGCATAAACCGGCTGGTGGAAATTCTTCACCATGTAGTCCTGCAGCGTTTTCCAGTGCTCCCGCTCTTCCAGCAGTGCCAACCGGCTGCTGCTGTAGTTGGTCTGGCTGAAATCACGGCTGACTGATTCATAGCTGCAACCAATGCCAGCAGCTACAGCGCGCAGCATCGCCCGCAGGAACGGCTCAAACTGACCATCGGGTGCGTCCAAGCTCGGCACGTTCACCGATTCGCCCGGCTGCAAATATTTGAAGACGCCAGGCTCAAACGACGAAACCCGCTCGCCGTCATAAACCTCACCGCCTGGGTCCAGCTCGCCCTCAGGCGAGGTGATGAACCCCATCAGCGCGCTGCTGGCCCGTGCACGCACCACCTCGGCCTCCTCATAGCCGGAGAGGTGATGCATCCGCTTGATTGCAGAGGCAAACCAAGTAACGCCGCGGGTCTGGCCCGGTCGCTCAAGGATCGCCAGATGAATCACCTCAGAAGCAGGCAGCAGCAGGTGGCGCTTGCCCGGTGAACCGGAAAATGGCCCATCGCCAGGGTGCTTGGCCAAGAACGCATACTGCACCGGCCGGCCCCACTTATCGACCTCGACGCCCATGCGCCATTCGTTGCCGGAAACAGTGCTAGCCCCGGTGTAGGTCTCATCCAGCTGGTCAGATTCGATCAGCTGCAGCGCAAACGGAACTTGCCCACCACCAAACGGCTGACGGATCAGGCGAATGAAAACCTCGCCGCTTTCGCACATCGCGCCGATCGCCATGCGCTCAATCTCGGCAAAGCACAACCGGCCCGCCACGTCGCAATGCTCTTTGTATCCCCAACGCTTCCACGCCATCTCGATGGCGCCGTTGATCTGATCATCAAGCCGGCCGCCGCGTTGCATCGGTACCTGGGCCTGCATCCTGATACCCGTGCCGATCACGTTTGACACCACCGCACGCTTGGCCTGCCGCGCATAGTCCGAATCGCGCACCAGCTGCCGCGCACGGTTGCGCAGCCTGCTCAAGCTGCCGTTGATCTCAGCATCGGCGCTAGTGCCGCCAGCTACCCAGTCGGTGGTCAGCCGGCTAACAGTCGCGCCCTCATACATACGCCGCGGCCGACGTTGCCTGATCGGCTGATATCCCAAAGCCCGAAACAGTCGCGTGCGCAGACCCATCAGAACCTCACGAACAGGTTGTGGGGGTTGCCCAGACCATTAGCAATCAGGGCAGCCTTCTGCTCGCGCTTCACCTCAGCCTTAAGCGTACTTTCCCTCTGCATTAAGTCAGGCAAATCAAGCTTGGTAAAACTCCGCCCGCCAATGCTGTACTGCTTAGCTCCATTGCTAATCAGTGTCCTAATAGCAGCCTGTACGGCATCCAAATCCTGCTGCGCTTGCGTCCGCCCGTCATAAGCAGCAGGCGTTCCGCTGTAATCAAGAGCCGCCAGCACCTCAAGCTGACCAGCGCCCAGCGTCAGCTGCTCGCTGCCGTAAGTGGCAATTGCCTGCCAGTAGTAATCGCCAGCCGCCAGAGTCGCGCTATCAGTCGCGCTAAGCGTGAACTCCCAGCCAGTGCCATACGCGCTGCCAGTGACCGTGACGCCCTCCCCAGCTGTATTGCTGCGGATGTAATACTTCAGCGTCCAGCTGCCGCTATCAACCGCGTTTCCAAGGTTGTCCTGGCTGGCATCCGCACGCCACTTAACCGTGTCACCGGCCCTAATTTGCGCTGGGATCGGGATAGCCACTACCAACTGCTCACAAAGCTACTGGCCGCAGCTTGCGGCTTCTTTCTCGATCTTAGCGGCGGTTTCTTCCCATCCTCTAGCTCCTGCCGCAACTGTTCCCACATCGTTCCAGGGTTCATCTTGCGGCTGAATAATTGCAGCGCCGCGTATGCATAAACCAAGCAGTCCAGCGCCTCATTTCGATCGCCTGCTTTTTTCACCCATTCCCTAATCGGAAATCCGCGGTGATATCGCAGCGCCTGCCGTTCACTGGTCAGCTGCTTGAAATAGTCATCGTCCGCTCCCATGCCGAAATTAAGCGACGAGGTGCCCTCGTTATGGCGCAACCTTCCGAACAGCGTTGTCTTGATCGTGTCGGTCCCCAGCTGGTACAGCGTTACTCCGCGCTTCAATGTCTTGCCCCGCCAGTTCACGTCAACCTTTGATCCCTTGCCCACTGCCGGGCTGTTGCGCCTGCTGCTGCCCTTGATCGCCATAGCGCCCTGCGCCAGCCGTTCACGCACCCATCGATAGGTTTCGTGCGTGCAGTGGCCGCCCGTATCAATCGCCATCTGCCGAATCGTCAGCTCCTTACCGCCAGCCGTTGCCCACTTAGTCGCCAATACCTGGTCAAGCTGACCCCAAACTTCGTTTTGCGTCGGGTCACCCATCAGCTCCTGGTGCCACACCAGCCAGCCCGTTTCACCCTCGCCCCAGCCCCACACGCTGCACGCCAAGCGGTTGTCCTGTACGTCAACACCAGCAGTCAGTAGCACCACGCCCTCAGGGCATGTCCCCGGCTCATACGCCAACCGCTTCGCCATCAACCCATCAGCACTAACGGCCGCGGCGTAATCCTCTTCCCAAGTTTCTGCCAGCCGCGTATTGACAAACGCCTTAAGCGCAGGCGCGTCACCCTTGGCCCGCAGAAAATCATCCACCAACTGCTCCCAGCTGCACCAGCCCAGCGGGCTATACAACCCCGACAAATGGAACCCAGCTGTCTTGCCGTCGCTAGGTGCCGTCGCCCGCCACTCGCCGTCACCCAGCATCCGCGGCTTGTGCAGCTCCTCGAATCGCTCGCCGCAATGCTCGCACTGATAGCGCACCGTCTCAGGCCGCTCCGCGTCCCATTTCAGCTGTGGCCACTTCAACCAATCCATCACCCCGCAACACGGCCGCGGCACAAAGAACCGCCGCTGATCGCTGCGCAAATACTCCGCCTCAATCCGGCTGAAATCCTTCACCGTCGGCGTACTAGTAAGCAAAATCTTGCGCCGCGCAAATGTCGTTGTCCGGCGCTCCGCTAGGCCAACCGGGTCGCCCTCCCCGTCCACATCAGCAGGGAACGCATCCACCTCATCACAGAACAAATATCGGCACGGCGCTGACCGCAAACCAGTCGCGCTATTGGCACCAGCCAGCAGCATGATGCCGCCGGAAAATTCCTTACTGAAAAGCGTGTTCCCTGAGTCCCGACTCCTGGCCGGCGCGATCTTCTCAGACAAACACGGCGTGTCCGTGATCATCGACTCAAGCCGCTGCTTGCTAAGCCGCTTGGCCATCTCGATCGTCGGCTGCACGCACAACATCGGCCCCGGCGCATGGTCAATCACATACCCCAGCCAATTAGATCCGGCCTCCGTCTTGCCCGTCTGCGCCGCAAACTGCATTACCACCCGTTGCACCGTGCTGCCCGTGCTCAGGCAGTCCATCGGTTCCTGCAGATAAGGAGTCCTGCTGGTCCGCCATGGCCCCGGCTCAGCGCTCGCCTTACTGCTCAGCTTCCGATATTTATCCGCCCACTGCGAAACCGTCAGCGGCTCCTCAGGCCGCAATCCCTCCAAAAAACCATCCGCCCATGGATTAGCCATCAGCCAACTCCACCAGCGCCGCACGGTGCTCATCGCTAAGCACCTGATGAATCCTTGCCGGGTCCGTCTCGCCCGCTAGCTGGTGGCTAAGCCGGTCCGCCAAGTTCGCTAGCGCCTCCCGCACACTCCGCCCCAACGCAAACGCTTCTTTCTTCACCTGGTCCACTGGCACCAGCTCGCCACGCTGCTGCGTCACCTGCAGTTTCGCTAACTCCGCCTGGTAATGCTCACGCCTAGCCCTGCTCTCATTCAGCTCAGGGATCGAGTCATCAGGCAATGCATCGACTCGCCGCCTTAGCTCTCTTGCGTTTGTTGGCGGTGGCGTTTCAAATGCTGCCCGTTGCTGCCTTGAATCGACGTTGGACGAATACTCATCAGCCAATGTCTCGGCATTGAGCCTGATTGGCTTCAAAGAGATGCAGCTGATCGGCAATCTGCCAGCGCGACAAAGCTTTTCCAGGTTCTGGCGACTGCAGCGCCGACCCGTCTTGGCTTCGATCAGGTCGGCCGCTTTCTGACTATTGAGCGGCTCTGTCATGCAACCAACTTACAACGGTTGCAGCGTGTCAGTTGCAATTCAAGATGCCAAGCCCAGACTGAGTTGCTCAGTTTCAAGCGGGACCATCACTGACTGAATCAGCGCTAGACGTAAAGGGTTGAAAAACGGTTGTGCTCTGTACCACTGATCCATAGGGTGCGCGGCCTTGCTGTAGTTACAGCTCTTGCAGGCTGGCACGATGTTGCTGATGTGATGAAGGCCCCCCTTTTTGATTGGCTGAATATGTTCAATCTGTATTTCTGCAGATGATCCGCAGTAAGCACAAGCATCGTTAAATTTGCGAAATCTTGCCCTAAGCTGCAAAACAGAAATCTTCCAGACAGTTTGCTTTCTCTGCTGCAGCTTGCGACGGCGGCTCTTCTCGCGGGTGTAAAGGCGCAAATCAAGATTAGTTAAATAGTTAAACTGCCACTGAGTTCGGCTCCATTGCGCCTGCGCCTGATTTTTGGCATCTGGGTTTTCTTGCCAATATCGACGTTGCTCGTTGCTCACTAAACGCAACACGCTTGGCAGCCTCCCAGCGCGGCGTATCGCATTGCGCAACTGCCTGACTTCGACTGGCTCCTTTTTTGGTATGCCTTGACGCCGCCGAGCCTGTTCCTTGTGTTTGCGACGTTGCTGCCGTATATGTTCAGCAAGCTCAGGGTCGATTGCCATTCGGGTTTTTAGTGCTTCATATCTGGCCTTCTGCGCAGCCGGATCATACGCTTTAAGCGCATAGCGAGCGCGCGCTTGATTCCTCCTCGCTTGGCGCTGCTGCGGTGTCAGCGTTTGTTTTCTTATGCGTTCGCATTCCGCGCATCTACCTTTAGCTCTTAAGGTGAATTGATGCCCATTCCATAAGTGGCCCATTTTGCAGACAGGGCCAAGTCTTTCGTTAGCAGCAAGACCTAGCGCGCCAGAATCAACAAAAGACAAAAGCCAGTCCTTAGTTTTTGCCCCAGAGCAACCAACACATTTAGAACAGTTTTTACCAGTCCTGTCGAAATATGTTCTTCTTAAACTTTGCTTGGTGCCCGGCCATTTGTGGTTGTGTTTGCATAAAGCGCCTAAATGAAAGCGCTCTGGATTAAATGTGTAGACTAAATCCATCAGCCTGTTGCTTAGGTTGATCGCGGCCAGGGGTTGCAGCCCGCTGGCCAACTAATTTTAGTATATTTGCAACCTCATTTCAATTCTGACGGTAATTTTAACGCGAGCCTT